GAATCATCAACATTGTTGGTTCTATGACGACCAATGTAATATCTGCCATTGAGGCGGTTGGTGATTTTATAAATTAGATATCGCATGTCACCACATTCTACATGACCAAAATCTGGCCTTGTGGCGAGGACCTGGATTGGCACAATTATGGCGAGATCTAAATGATTTGCGGCGGCCCGGATTTGATTTTTTGATACGCATGTTTGGATCACCAAAGTTCACTTTCACCACATTGCCTTTGGGATTCTTCACATAGACGCTGCGCTTCTTCGGTCCGCCAGGAGTGAGGAATGGTTTTCCTAACTTGACTTCACGACCTTGATACTTGGCCTCTTCGATCGATCCGCATTCCTCCAGGCCATGCACCGGGCATGATTCGCCTTCAGCTGTCATGTTGCAGGTGGATCCTTCGCCCAAGTCTCGTGCGGCATCGATATCTAACTCTTTTTTGGCCACTACACCGGCTGATTGATCTTCTTCCACTGGTCGTGGGAGACCAGCCAGCTCCAGCATGCGTGCCATGTAGGCCGACGTTTCTTTAACGTAGTCAAAGCCAGTCTTGCCGGTCCAATCTACCTGTAGGTTTTCCTTGCCGATGATGTCATGGTGTTTCATGGCCCAGTCAGCCTTCTTCATGCCATACGCACGCTCGAACTCTTGGGGGCTCATGCGTTTGTAATCTTCCAGTTCTATAGCTAACTCTTTCATGGCGCCTTCCGCCACACCTTGCTCTTGTTTTGTATTAGTTTTTGTGCGCTTGTCCCATGCGTGTTGCTGGATCACCCGTCTGATTTCATCGGTGTTTGTCATTCTTTTGTTGGCGTGTTTTCCGATGACTGCGTCATGTGACATCCCGGTGTCGAGATCTTTTTTTATCTGTTTAGCATTCACGCCTTCCGCCACATCTTGTGCTTTGGCATCTTGCGACTGACCTGACAAACCTTTGCGTGCGAGATGTCGCGCCCGGTGCTTGATGAGATTGCCAAACTGATCTCGGTCCGAAGTCTTGGTGTCCGGCTCAAAAGGCGCATCGTCCGGTTCCTTGTGTTCGTCATGACCAGTTCCATAGTCACGGGTCTGCGGATGGCGATTGGGGTCTATGCCACCTTCGCCGAGGTCTTTCTCGAAGAAGGTCTGGCCCATGCCACCATAGCCCACGGCGCCGTAGGTGCCGATCCTCTCTCCAATCCAGCCGCGACTTTCCAGCAGGCTCTCAAGATGCTCGTCCGCTTCGATCACGATGCCATCCGCCGTGGTCTCGAGGATCACGGTCTCGATCAGGTGATCGGGCGCTAACTCTATGTCGAACGCATCTCCCACTTGGGGATCGTCCATCCATTCTTCTGTCTCGGCTATGTAGTCCTGGAGCGTTTTCATTTGTTTTCATACCGCTTGTAGAGATCCCACAGGCGCTGTTCGGCCTGTTCCCGCACCTGGCTCATCATCCTCTGGGTCTGTCCTGCCACCACGGGGATGGTGGTCTGGCCCGTGGTCTTCTGTCCATCCAGGCCGTCGCTGTAGGTGTTGACCAAGGTGTTGATGTCGGCGCCGGTCTCTTCGGGTGAGTTGGCATAGTCGGCCTCTTCCAGGCTGCCACAACCATGGGCCTGTTCCATGCCAGCCAGTTTCAGTATCTGTGCCAGTTTCACAGCATCTTCGTCCGTGGCGTTGACGTTCAGGCTTTTCTTGCCATCTTCTCCCACGCTCATGTTCACGCTCATGCCTTCTGTTAGCAGTCGCTTGTATTTCTCTTCATAACCTTCATACACACCCTTGCCAAACACCATGCCTTTTTTGCCTTTGGACTTGGGAGCTTCATCGGACGTGGCCACTGCGCCAGACGTGGTGGTCTCTTCCACGGCTTCGTCTTTTTTCACTTTCTCTGGTAGGTCTCCTACCTTCTGGCCATGGCTCTTCTTGATGAACTCCTTGGCGGTCTTCTTGCTCACGCCAGTGTCGGCACCACCCGCTGTAGCATGCATGAGGCGTGCCTGGGCCTTGCTGGCGAATTTTTCCGCCATCATGGGCTGTTCTTCGTCGTCTTCCGAGTCAGAGGCTTTCATGTAGTCGCGGGCAGTGTCGAGATAGTCCATGGCCTTGGTGATCTTGCTCTGCACCCACTCTGGCAGATTCTCATCTGAATCCAGGATGTCGTGCAGCTCGCGAGCAGCGTCAGCCGCGGTATGCAGTTGTTCTTTTGCCATGTCGCCTTCGCGATCGTATTCGCCCCGGTCGACTACGGCAATGGACTCTTCATCTTCCATGCCTTCTTTCACCCGGCCACCTTTGTGCTTCCAGGCCTTGGCTGTCACACGCTCGGGGCCTTTGTCCTTGCCTTTGGGACGACCACGTTTTTTGGGTGCGCCATCATCGGTCTTGGCATCATCGCCTTCTTCGTCGTCATAGCTCTTGGTGTGCTTGACGCCAGTATCAGTCTTTTCAATCTCGCCGCCGGTAGACGAGCGTTTCTTCTCGCCGGTCTTCATCTCATGACCAAACTTGGCCTTGTATTCGGGTGTGCCGGGCCACAGGGTCTTTTCTTTCTTCTCCATCATCTTTTCATCTGATGTGTCGCCCGTGACTTTGAATGTTTTGCCGCCAACCGAGAATGTGGGCTTGCCGGCCTTGATGGCTGCCAAACGCGCACCGGTAAAGTCATTGCCTTCTTCCATGCCTTGCTCGCCTTTGAGGCCGACCACGGCCTTCTTCATGGCTTCGGCGGCCACATCGCCCAGCATCTCGTCCACTTCTTTCTTGGCGCCGGCGATCTTGTCGGCGAAAGTGATCTTGTCCGCGGGAGGAGCCAGCTTGGCAAAGCTCTTCTGCTTGGCCGTCATGGGCTCGCCGCCCACTTCTTCGATGGCCACTTCCATCACGCTTTCGGTGATCTGCTCGCGAGGCCGGTCCTGCGTGACAGAGTTGAACTTGTTGAGAATGTCGTAAATGTTATCCATATCAGCCTCGAGGTTGTGCGCCCGTGGCCGGTTTCGGCGGACGCTTGATGTTAGAGATGGGACTTTTCACTCCCACGGGTAGGTCATTGGTTGTTTCGGCGGGCGGTGTGCGACCACCAGCCACGGTGAATCGTGCTTCACCTGCCGAGTTCTTGACCACTTGCTTGTCCACTCCTACGGCAGCGTAGTCGGCCTTGAGGGCCTTCTGTTCGGCAGAGTCAGCGGGGTAAGGTGAGTTCAAGAGATCTTTGTTCTGATCTTCGATACCCAGCAATTCCCGGTCCATGCCATCCGACCAAGCACGATCAAACGTCATCACTCGGTCATCGCTGTCCACGCCCAGCAAGCGCGCGATCTTGGTGATCTGTGGAGGTGCTGCGGGATAGCGGAACTCAACATCCATGATGTTGACGGGGCTGTTGGGGAAGTTCGCGAAACCTTGGGGCTTGGCCAGTATGGGCGTGGTCTTGAACGACCCCACACTCACTGGATCAAACTGCTTGAGGGCATCTTTGAACTCCTTCTCAAAGCCTGTGGGCAGATCACCCACGATTTTGATTCTGTAGTCAAAAGTACGTTGGGCTTCAGCCAAATAGTCTCTAAATTGTTTCATTGCGGTCAATTCCGTGTTGTTCATTATTTATTAGCATCTTGGCCTTTTTCGTTGCCGATATTTTAGCCTTGACTTCTGCCGATAAAGGCTTGCCCATGCTTCTTTTTATAGCTGCGGCCTTTATCCTTGCTCGTGCTTCAGGAGACCTTTGCTTACCAGTTAGTGATGCCGACATTTTAGCACGGGTTTCGGCAGACCGCGGAGCGCGTTTTTTACCCGACTCCGACATTTTTTTCGAGTTTCTTCACTTATTGCCGGTCGCATTTTGTTAGCTAAAGCAATTTTTTGTCTGGTTTCAAATGACCGTGGGCTTCGGTTACGAGCAGCTATAGACATCTTCGTTTTAGTCTCTTCAGAGACTTCTGCTCCGGATGATCCGCCACCATCTGTCTTATTATTCAAAATACCAGTGCCTATGTCTTTTCGACCATATTTGGTGATTAGTTTGGCCTCAAGTAAGAAAGCTTCACCAGATGTCAGTTTATGGGCAATAATTTTTATTTTACTGATATCTGTTGGAACGGGCAGATATCCATGTTTGATGTATGCTCTTTTCCCTTTGCCTTTGCCTACATAATATGGGGTTTGGTCATTCCTGAGATAGGTGTAAACATAATAGTCAATTGGTAAATTTTTTTTATCGAAGGACATTTTATGTTTTATCCTTATTGTTAGCCAAGAGCGTGCGGAGCAGTTCGTTCCTGTCCAGCACATGACCTTGTGCGGTGGGCAGGATGTTGTCGTTGCCACTGTCCTGATCCAACTTCATCTTCTTCATCTGGAGCTCGATCATCTTCAATTTTTTATTGAGCTTGGCGTTCTTGGCCGTGATCGCATGGCCCAGCATCTGGCTGGCCACGCCAAAGATCTCTGCAGCATAGCGGCTATCCACGTTCATGCCGAGATCCATGAGATTGTCGAACTCGCGTTTGGCCTTGTCGGCCAGCTCGTCCATCTCTTGGTCCGAGGCTTCCAGGCCTTTTACTGCGGGGAGGGCGGCTTCGATCTTGTCAAGAGCTGCCAGAGTGTCTGGCAGAACCGGCAGGTTCGTCTCGATGTCGTTGCCCGGTTCAGCCGGGTCTGGGCTGGATTCGATCGTGTCATTGTTGGGTAAGTCGAAAAGTTCTTCCAGACGTTGTGTCATCCGGTATTTACCGGCTACTTTTTGCCATTCCGGAAGATCTGGTCTTCGTTGATCACGCGGAACACTAGGCCCTGTCGCTGGCAGTACTTTTGGGCAGCAGACCATTTGGCGTAGTTGACCGCGACCACTGCGCGATCCCGCGCGGATGCCTTGTCCTCGATGATGCTCTGCTTCTTGGGCTTGATCTCCACTATCTCCGCGCGGGTGCGGCCAGTCTTGTCTCGATACTGCACGAAGAAGTCCGGCACGTAGATCGTTTGCTTTCCAGTGAGCGGATGCCGATAGGGGATGGAGATGGCTTCGCTAGCCCACTGAACGATGTTGTCGTTTGAATCGCAAAAGCGCATGAACGCCATCTCCCATCCAGATCGATAGCGCGGTGGGCGATTGCCCGTATACTTGCCAGGGTTGGTCAGCCTATAGATGCCCTGGGCGAAGCGGCTCATGGCATGACGTTGCGGGCCGCCCAGAAGTTGGGAGTGGCGGCCCCTGTGATGCCCAAGAGCGTGGTGGGGCTACGCAATCCATTGAGATAGTAGGACAGAGTCTGCGTGAGCTGTATCTTGTCTTGATCTTCGATCTCTGCCAGGAGCGTGAGCACAGGAGTGTTCGTCTCTTCAGCTATGCGGAACAGCGTGACCGAGAAGTTGGCAGCTGCTTGGTTGGTGCCAAACACAGATTCAAAGAAACTGTTGACCACATCATACTCGTTGGCATCTACTTCGGTCTCATACTGATAGAACTGATCGAATATGCGGACGGTGGGATCTACAGCGGGGTTGAGCGTGTTTACGGATCCCATCATCGTCCTTTAGGTGGTGTGAGGAACAGCGAGGAATTAACTCGATTGGTCGAACCAGCTGCGGGACCGTTTGGCTGGGCTCTGATCACGCCAGGCAAGGTATCTCGGACCACTTCCTTTAGACCTAGATTAGCTTCTTCCCGGGCGATGGATCGTAAATCCTTGCCCTTGAAGGTATTGTATACCGTGCCAGCGGTCTGTACAGCTCCAACTACGCCGGCTAGGCTTTTACTGTTCAGATCCTCAAAGATACCGATGCCAGCATCTAGCAATCCACCTTGGCCTAGTATGCTCTGCGTACCGCCAGGCCTGCTGAGCGGACTCTTGACCAGGTCGTAGTATTCCGGAGTACCAAAGCCCGGCACTGTGCCCGCAGTAGACCGACCGATGGCACCTTCGCCGTATTTGACCGTCTCGTACTGGATGGTCATCCGGTTCTCCATGGTACCGCCGCCTTCTGAATAGTTGTAGGTATCGTGTGACCATTCCGAGATGAGAGGATTGATCAGGGTGTAGGTCACGTACTTGTGCTGGTTGAAGCCAAAGATCGTGATGTCTGAAAAAAATCGCGCCTTGCCCGATGGTGATCCGCTCGCACCGTCTGAATAGCTCTCGCCGATGTAGCCCCAGTCGTACACACCACCGGTCCTGGCATTCTCGTAGATGTCCATGACGTTGTAGCCAAAACCTTGTGTGAGCGTCCGGTTCACTCCCATCGAACCTGATTGCGCGGGCACACCCTTGTAGGGCTGGTTGGCATCCTTGTAGTAGTAGGCGTAGTAGTTGTACCACATGTTGCGGATGGCGTTGCCGTTGTCGTCATGGAAGGTCAAAGTTACTGGTTGGTAGTTGATCTTCTTTTGCACCAGCCGCTTGCGATTGTATTGGTTCAAGACTTCCACGTCTATCTGATAGCGTGGCAGATCCACTGTCTTGCAAAGGAGTCCCAGCACAGCTGATTCATTGTTGGTGTAGACCTGCCGGAGCGCAGGTACCTGCAGGTTCACTGTCAGGTACACATGGAACAGGAACTTGAGCTTGGGGGTGTTCTCGTAGCCGTTGCTGCGGAACGTCTTTGACGCGTGGGTGTAATCTTTGAGATAGTCATTCCCAAAGAACGCCTTGAGGAAATCCTGCCCAAAGGCCATAGCAGGATTATCCTGTGATCACGTTGCTGACTGTGCGGCCGACTTCGGCACCGATGCCACTGCCGATAGGGGTCTGGATGGCGTTGTCATATCTTATCGAGAGGGCGATGGTCATGGGTTCGCTGGCACTGTAGTCAGCATTGCCGTAGTCGATGTTTTGAACGTAGCAGCCATACAGCTCCCAGGTCTCAAGCACGGTTGGGAGCGCGGCGCCGTTGCCACCATCCAGCACTTCGAATTTTGTTGTGAACTTGTAGTCGATGCCTGAAGCTGCTGATGCCTGCTCCATGAAGTCCAGCTGTTTCTGGATCTGCTCGCCACACAGGCGCGCGACCTGACCGCTTGCGTCGTCTCGGAGGTTGGCAGTGACCATCTCCCAGGTGTACTTGCCAGCGAGATACAGCGTGCTGTTGTAGACCGGGATGGTGATATCTTCGAAGCCGACCTTGGGCCGGGTGAAGTCCATGACCTGTTTGGTCAGTTCGGTCCGAGGTGTTGATACCCCGAAATTCTCAAACATCACGCGGAAGCGGTATTTCAGCTTGGGCATGAGCAGGCCCTGATTGGGATTGCTCTGATCGCTTGCCAAAGGCACAGTCATTCTGGTTAGAGATGCGACAGCCATAGTAATTCTCCTTGATGCAATTATTTATTGTCGATGAGACCAAAAAAAATGGGGGTCGAGACCCCCATTTTCGCGGCTAGCGGTGCCGTTAGACGGTGCTTGCGCTGGATACGTTGCCTGCGGAGATCTCGCCGGTGTTCTTGATCCGCAAGGGGATGTAGATGAATTCCACGGCCTTGACCGGTTCGATAGCGATGTCCACATACAGCTCGTTCCGATCGATCCGAGCGGGCGTGTTGTTTGACTCATCGCACACGATCAGATAATCATAGATACCACGCTTGGCCACCAAGTCGATCATGAGCCCGTCGATCGCATTGGATATCTCGTTCCGGGTGATTTGGTCGTTGGGCTCGAACACGAAGGTCTTGCCAATCTCTTCCAGGCGTCCACGGATGAATGCAACCAAGCGAGCAACGTTGATACGGTCTAGGGCCGATGTCACAGCACTTTCGGTCTTGTTACCATAGTTGGTGATGCCCACACCTGGTATGAACGTGATGGGGTTGATCTTGTTCTCATACAGGGTGTCGCGCAGGCCCTGACCGGTAGCGATGGTGGTAAACTCGCCTGTCTGGCCATTGACATAACCGATGGCGTCAGCATTGTCTATCACTCCACGCCGCACACCAGCTGGGGCCAACCAGGGGAAGGCCACTTCGTCGTTGCGGATGATGGTACGTACCATCATGTGGCTGGGAGGCTGTACCACTATGCTTCCACCAAGATCGGTGGTCTGGCATGAGGGGTAAAACACACCAAGATATGGGTCACTCAAGGTCATACCGCTCTCACCATCAGTACCACCTGAGGTATTGTCAGCCCAGGCAGTGATGTCAGTGCCAGTGGCAGGCAAGCGCAGGGGGGTATCGCCAACCACGAAGCCAGTGTTGTTGCGCTCGTTGTTGAGGGCGACCATGTTGCGCATGAGCTCGGGATACTGCGGGCAAGCCAGAAGGTTGAATCCAACCTGTTCTTCTCTCAAGGTATCTTGCGTGTCGATGGCCGAGCGCAGGGCCGCGACCACGATCTGTCTCACGGCCTGCCGTCCCATGTAAGGCGATCCATCCGCGCGATTGCCACTGGCCGTGACCCATGCATTGGTCTCCAGAGGTGACCAGTAGGTAGTGTTGGTGGGAGCGTTGCCGGTCGATGCCAGGATACACACGTACAACACAGCGTTAAACAGCACTGGGTCGCCAACGGAGTAGGTGGTAGATGAGCTGTAGCTGTCAAACGCAAAGTCCTGGCCATTGAAATAGTCGGACTGGAAGGTCTTGACATTGAAACCCGACCGGCGGGTGTTGAACAGCAGCATGCCTTCCGGATACAGGTCCGGATCCGGAGCATCGATATCGAGATAATCGCTGGTGAGCAGGCTGGTGATAGTGGGGATGTTGTCCGTGATGGGATTGGTAGTGCCGTTAGGTGCCCATCGCGCATCTGCGAACAGCACACCATTGGATGTGGTCTGATCGGTATTGTTGATGGCGACCCATTGCAGCACGCCATCCACCTGTTGCCAGCGATAGATCACGGGGTACAGCTCGAGATTGCTGGTATCGATCCAGAGATCACCTTGCACCAGTGCTGTTGCATCGCTCTGTTCAGTGGGAGCAGAAGCACTGATGATGGGCCCTGCAGGATCGGTCTGGGTGAGATTGTAACCGCGGATGTCATTTGAAACATTGCGATAGCCTTGCCAGACACCCTCATCCTGTATCATGATGTCCACTTCATCCACAGCCGAATAGTACCAGTAGGTACCGTCTACGGGATCTTGATCGGGCGCCGACGAGCTGGAGGTGTATTCTAAGTTCACCCAATAGGTCAAGATCAGTGCGCCTGTCAAGTTGCCATAACCTTCGATCACTCCGGTCACGCTGGTGTTGAATCCAGCGTCCGCCACGGCAGAATCGCCCGAGGCATCCTCTAGCACTATCATACCACCCTGGCTGTGGGTGAACGTGATGGCCCCGTCGGAATCGATTGAGGCTGATACTATGTCATTGGGCAATGCAGCCGACACATCTGTGACAAAACTAGCCGCACTAGTGCCTGACAGGGTGACTGTGAAAGGTCCGGTCAAGGTCTGGGTTCCAGCTGTGCTGTATCTGATGGTGAACTCGTCACCGATGGTGAACGTGGGATTGGTAACATCGCCCGAGATGATGACTGGGCCCGTGGCCAATCGCACTCTCAGCTCCGTGGTCAAGATGTTATTGTATCCAAATCCCGGGCAGGCTTCAGGTTGTCTGTCCCAGAATCCCACCACGGTGCCAGCTGAAATGTTTTTGCCGCCGCCTGCAGGATCTAACACGAAGAGGGACTGTGTACCTCCTGAGAACAGCTGGCAAGATTGGGTGATAAACGCGCCCAGCGTGCTGTCATAGCGCTTGACCACGAAGTTGGCCCCGGAGTTGACATTAGTCGTCATGTTCCAGACTGAACCGGTGGGACGGCCACCATCGGTATCAGTGGTGCGCCAGCGAGGCACTGTGTAGTTGGGACTCTGCTGCAGATCGGGTGCCAGGAAAAGATTGCTGGGAGTGAGGCTGATGCCCAAGGCTGTCAGGAGACCGGCCGTAGAAGATGGATCAATGTTGATAACACCACCGTCTGCGGTGGATGCGTCGCTGGTGGCTTCGCAATCGGCATACAACCAAAGTTTATTGCCGGTACGCGTGAGATTGGTCTCAGCAGTCACACCAGTGATGCCTGCACTATTGATGTTGGCGATAACAGTAGCCAAGGTCGCATCGCTCCAGGCTGGATCCACAAGGGCCGGTACAGTGGTGCCGTTGATCACGATACGTCCGGTCAAAGAACCGCCAGTCACGGCGTTCGCACCCTGTAGGGTCGGCCAGCTCATCTTCCATGCGTCTGATCCTACCTCCACCCAGGTGTTGTCAAGATTTTTGTACCAAATGCCGTTGAGATTCGTAGTGCCTGCATTGGTCACGAAGGCCGATACCACGGCATACTGGCCGATAGATCCTATGCCCGGAGCAGGCGCCGTGCCGCTGATGTTGGCAGTGTCAGTGATCACGATAGGTGTCTGCACTGTGAATTCGCCGGTGCTCTGATTCCATTGGAACACGCCCCAGGAAGTCTGGGCGGTATCTAGCCAATAGGTATCGTTGTCTGGAGCCCCAGTGGGACGCACCAAGGTTGCTGTGAGCGCGGCCAGATCAACATTGGCCCGCTGCACATAGGCCCGGTTGCTTATGCCCAGGGCCGAGTAAGCTGCCAGCAAGCCATATTCGTTCAGCTCGTATCCGTTGATGGGTGTGCCAGCCGCGGTCTTGTAGAAGAACGGCACACCGAATGTGGCTGCTAGATCGCGCTGGCTAGTGATCAAGTAGACCTTGCCAGCATTGGCCGCCAGCGTGCCTGCTGCGACGCCTACACCTGCACCTGAGATCTTGTTCTGCGCGGTGGCTATGAGGAAATAGGGTACCGAGTTGGTGGCCGCGGGCAAGTAATTGGATTCGTCGATTACTGTTACTTCTACGCCAGGTGATACGAGTGCCATGGTGTCATCCTTATAAATGGTTATCGATATTTATTGGATCCAGGCAAAACCAGTGGGTTTGTCGGTGCCTTGATCAAGGCCTAAGGCATAACTATGTGTATGAGGCCGCTATGCAAGGTCTGCGGCAAGAACGCCGCAGCGATCAATCAGCACCATGGTGACAAGATCTACTACAGGAGCCGATGTAATGCCTGCATCAGGCGCGGGCGGCAGCCCAAGCGACATCGTCCCCGATGGGAGTCAGCGGGCTATCGCAAGAAGCCCACGTGCGACAAATGTGGATTCAGAGCCAGGCATCCCAGCCAGCTGGTGGTCTACCACGTGAACGGTGACCTTAACGACTCAGAACTGCGCAATCTCAAGACCATATGCCTGAACTGCGCGGTCATAGTCACGCGGCAAGATCTGCCCTGGCGGGCCGGAGATCTTGAACCAGACCAGTGATCTGCTGATAGAGGTCATCCAGGGTGCCGTTGTTGTCAATCGTCTGATCAAAATCGGTACCGATCCAGGCGGTTTCTGACGCATGCACACCGAGGTTTTGCAGGGCCGCTGCGGCAAACTCTGTGCCACGATTGGCCTGCTCGGCCACAGCATACCAGTCGGGATCGGGGCCGCGCTTGACCCGTATCACGGCACCGCCCTGGGCACGTATGGCCCGTATCTCATTGGGGAATCGGCAATCCGAGATGACCACATCATCCCGGGTGTTGCGCAGCTTGTTTTCCAGGCTGGCGATCCAGATGTCATCGTGGAAGGCCCGCCTGCACACTTCAGTGCCCCAATGCTGCAGCACCCAGCGCGGTGTGATCTGCCTGCCCAGGCGAGCACTCCACCACTCGTCTGGCTGCTCGCGCCATTCCCTGCTGGTCCTGGTGCGGCCTTCCAGCATGTCTCGATCCCAACCAAACACCGCACTCACGGCGTCTTTCAAGGTAGCAGCAAATGAGTCGCGCCGGAATTCGTGGATGTTCACGAGATAGTCTGCGATCGTGTCTTTACCCGCACCTATCAAACCGCACACTCCGATGATCATCGGATTTCCTTTATCTTGAGATAGTCCAGGGTGTCCCAGAGCAGATCGATCTGCCGCCGGCAGTCTTCCAGGGCATGATGGCTGGCTGGATACTTGGCGAGATCGGGTACCAGACTGTAGATAGTACGGGCATCGCGCACATTGTAGTATTGCCAAGGCAGCACTATATTGTAGCTTTTATAACAGTGTTCCAAGATATTGCAATCAAACGTAGGACCGTTGGCATACACCCAGCGGCAGTGCCAGACCAATCTATGCAGTTCTTCCAAGGCTTGCTTCAGTGGGATGCGACCTTCTGGGCTGAATGCTTCTTCCTGTGCTGCTTTTGGCTGTCGGGCCCACCATTCTATTGTGCCGTCGCTGATGTTACGATCTGGTTGGCTGTTGGGATCTACCCGTGCATAATACCAATGGTCGCTGTATTCTGTGGTGCGTTCTAAAGGATCAAAACACTGGGCCGCGATGGTGAGCACACAGGCATCCACACCGGTTCCACAGGTTTCGATATCGATCATCACGGCCTTCATGCCGTTAGTTTACACGAGTTTTTGGGCAAATGCGAGTGGATTTAGCCGATCACGAAGGTGATAGGTTGGCTACCATCCACATATTGCTGGAGATCTTCTATACACCGGTCGATCATGGCCTGGCCTTCCGATTTCATGGCCGTGCCGTTCAGGGTGGTGCCGCCCTGTGGGCCAGCGATATTGGTGAACTTTTCCCGGGCTTCGCCTATGATGATCTTGGCCGCACCGGTCATGCAGTCCCGGAACCACTGCACGATCTGGTAGTTGGCCAGGAGCGTGATTTCAGGTTTGAGGTTGTAGGTCCAGAGCAGGACCACTTCGCCAGTGCCACGGGGATCGCGGATCAGCTGCAGTTTCTTTGATACCGGATCGAACGTGTAGTTGATGTAGCCACCAAACATGCGAGCAGCCAGTTCCACATACTGCTGATAAAAATCATAAGTGGCCATACCTCCGGCTGCTTGATTGAAGTTCAGCAGATAGACGTTGAGCGTGGCCTGTCCAAAGGGATCAAAGCTGTAGCCGCCCACGCCCGTGCCCAGGCCTATGGTGCGGCGGAAGATCTGGCGCACGCTGACCACTTCCTGGGGGAGTATGTATTCGTTCTGGTTGGACACCAGCTGCATGAATGAGTATGATTCTTCGTAGGCGTTCTGGGCCCGCTGGCGGTAAATGCCCAGCGTGCGCTGGTAAGCGGCCTCGTAGTGCGCGGGATCCAGTTCTACGTCGATGATCTGATCGGCCAGTTGCAGTTGCACATAGTCGATCAATTGTTTTTTCAGTGGGTCGAGGCTCGAGTCTGCCATGGGGGCTCCTTGCCCCGTATTTAGCGGATCTTGAGCAGGATCAGGTTCTCGTTGCCGCGCCCGTTGAACTTCACTTCCGTGGCCCGGATGTCTTTGAAACTCTTGCGGTGCTGGACCACGCCGCCCTGCAGGAGGGCTCGGATCTGCTCCGCGGGCTTGCGCAGGGTTTTCTGCACGCTGTTGGTGGGATCAAAGCCGATCAGGTTGTTGTTCTTGACCGTGAACGAGCCCGCGTGCGTGTCCGCCACCACGTAGATCAGCTTGCGTTTCTTGGTGTCATACAGCCAGGCTTCCTGGGCGTTGACCAGTTTGATCACTGGCTCTGATTTCAGTTTCAGTCCCTCAAACTCGGCAAGATACTTGAACTTCTGGGTCAGGCGTTCGGGGCTGACCGGTTTCTTCTTGCGCGGCTTGCGTTCAACCTTTTTCAGTTGGACATAACTACCACAGTCGGCTATGACCTGTTCGGCGAATTTCACGAGGTTTTTGACCTGGAGCTTACCAAACTGCCCGTAGCCTTCCACCAGCTGGGCATCCCGGCCTGCCACCACGGCCTCAAGTTCGCCCAATCTGCGCCGCCAATCGTCCGCGATCTCATGAACCATCTGGGGCGCGATGTTCATGCCACGCAGTATGGCCATGGGCTTGTAGTCGGCCGACATCTTGGCTCCCGCCAGGATCATGTCATCATACAGGCCCTCGATCTCGCCCGCGGCCTCCACCATCTTGTCACGCAAGCGATCCTGTATGTTTGGTTTGATGACCGTGTCCGTGGCTTCGCGGATGACTTCGCGCACGGCCCGCACACTGTCGATGTGGCCCTTGATGGCCGAATCCACCGTCAGGAGCTCATGCTCGTTCAGTTCCAGGCCCTGAGTGTTCATCCTGCACAGCCAACCTGTGGCATTGCGGATGGTTGACTCTGGCACCCTGCCGAACTCCTTGGCCTCCCGGGTTCGATCGTTGCGGGCCAGCCAGTCGATGATGAGCTCTTTCACGGTCTTCTTGTCGTAATGGTAGTTGTACCAGGCAAAGGCGGCAGATAGCCGGCTGATGCGGTTGTCGCTATTGGGCTGGACACGCCATTCTGGCTCGGGCCCGGTGTATTTCGTGTCCGCGCTCTTGGGATTGAGCGGCCGGGGTGCTCGGATCGTGGCTGCGTTCATCTATGCTCCTTGTGTGATAGTTTAGCCAACAGCAGGTGTCCTTCAAAGTTTCGCAGGCATTCTTCGGCCTGGGCCAGCAGCTGATCGAATCTAGGACTGCCCGTGCCCCTGCGCCGGCAGTTCACCCACTCCCGATCGGCCTCGCGCAAGAGTTCATACACCGCGCGGTGCATGACCCAGAGATCACGCACGCCAAACTGGGTGCCAAGATAGCCGCGATGCGCGGTATCTAGGCGCTCATGCAGGCGCTGCCAATCTGCCATGTCCATATGCTATTTTAGCAGATCAGGATTTTTGGGTCAACCTACCCATAAATACCCTACTATGCCGCGTCTTAGCCTGTATCGTCCCAATAGGACCAACGATTACCGTTTTTTTGACCGCCGGATCTCGGAGATGTACACCGTGGGTGGTGTGGATATCTACGTGCACAAGTATCTGGGACCCAAGACCGGCACCGGAGATTCCGCCGAAAGCGGCAACTACGATCCCACCCAGCCCAACTACACCTTCGAAGATCCCTTGTTCATACAGGATCTACTCCTGGGCGAGAACCGCGATCGTGCCTACGATCCCGATATCTACAGGATGCGCGGCGTGTACCGGGTGCAGGACATAGACTTCGATCTCACGCAGTTCGGCCTGTTTCTCAACAACGACACCCTGTTCCTGACCTTCCACTACAACGACATGATCGACACCATAGGTCGCAAGCTCATGGCGGGCGACGTGCTTGAAGTGCCCAATCTCAAGGACTGGAACCCGCTCAATCCCGCTGTGTTGCCCTTGCCGCGCTACTATGTGGTGCAGGACTGCTCGTTCGCGGCCGAGGGCTTCGCTGCCGAATGGCTGCCGCACACCTGGCGCGTGAAGGCCACGCCCCTGGTCAACAGCCAGGAATACAAAGAGATCATGGACCAGGCCCTGGAGACCCAGACGATCTGGGATCCGGGCAACTTCTATCCCGCTGGTTCGATCGTGCTGTCAGGCGACACCTACTACCGTGCCCGGATCGATACCCCCGTGGGCACCGACATCACCAATACCACCTACTGGGAAGAGATCGATCCCAACACCCTGGGCGACAAGGCCTCCAGCCGTCCCAAAGACCTGCAGCTGAACGACGCCATCCTGGCAGCGGCTGAGCTGGAAGTGCCCTTGAGCGGCTATGACACGGTCAAGTTCTACATCTTCCCCACCAACCCTGATGGCACGCCCGCTGACCCCGCCAGCATCACCATCGACTCCACGTCGATCGATGTGGACTCTACCGGGGTGAACGTGGCCGATGCCGCGCAGACCCCACGAGCAGATGGCTACACCATGGGCTATCTCACTGGAGATGGTATCGCGCCCAATGGCCTGCCAGTCACGCCAGGTGTGAGCTTCCCGCCCAACGCGAGAGAAGGCGACTATGCCCTGCGCCTGGATTACTTTCCCAATCGCCTGTTCCGCTACAACGGCCGCGGGTGGATCAAGATCGAAGAGAACGTCAGGACCGATCTCACCAATGGACCGCAGAACAATACCTTGCGTTCTAGCTTCGTGAACAATACATACACCGTGCCGACCACGGACCTGGGCAGCATACCCAGCCGCCAGAGCTTGAGCGAACTCCTGAAGCCGCGCGCGGACAATGGCGATGATGGTGGCTTCAAGCCGCCCAATCCCAGACCTGGCACGCAACCTGGACAACCTAACGAATAATCTATGGTCCAACAATATTTTTATGACGACCAAATCCGAAGGTTCCTGCTGCAGTTCACCAGGATCTTCTCCAACTTCCAGGTCATGTATGGCGCGCAGGGCAGCGAGAATGAGACCCTGGTCCGCGTGCCCGTGCGCTATGGCGACTGGAGCCGGCAGGCCCAAGTGGTTGCTACCGAGAACTCCTCCAGCTTCATGCCGTCCGCTCCCTTGATCACTTTCTACATCACGGGCATGGAATACCAGCAGAACAGGATGCAGGAGCCCTATCACGTGAACAAGGTGCAGGTGCGCCAGAGGACCTACGATCCCGACACTGAATCATACGAGACCACGCAGGGCAACGCCTTCTCTATCGAGCGGCTCATGCCCGTGCCCTATAGGATGACCCTGACCACGGACATCTGGACATCTAACACCAACCAGAAGTTCCAGATCTTCGAGCAGATCGCCACCCTGTTCAACCCCGCGCTGGAGATACAATCGACCGACAACTATCTGGACTGGACCAGCTTGAGCGTGGTAGAACTGGAGAACGTGCAGTGGACCAATCGGACCATACCAGTGGGTACTGACAATCCCATAGACATCATGAGCATGCGGTTTGGCCTGCCCATATGGATCTCAAGCCCGGCCAAGGTCAAGAAACTGGGCGTGGTCGAGAAGATCATCTACTCAGTGTATGATGCCCAAGGCGATGCGAATGAAGCCATCACCAACAGCGATCTATTGCTAGGCACGCGCCAGAAGTTCACGCCCTACAACTACCAGACGCTCTTGATCGGCAACAAGGTGCAGGCCCTGAAATACAGCCAGACCATCAACACGCCCAACTCAAGCGTGACGCCACCGGAGAATCCGCCCAGCAACGAGTTCTGGCATGCCATCGTGGGCGTGTATGGTGTGTTGCGCGAGGGCATCAGCCAGATACGCTTTGACAATCCCTGGGGCGATGACTCCCAGATCATCGGCGTGGTATCATATGATCCCACGGACGATCGTTTCCTCCTGATCGACATCGACGCAGATACCCTGCCACAGAACACCCTTGACCCAGTGGATGCCATCATCAATCCACTCACGTTCGACCCCGGAACGCCCATCGCGGGCACGCGCTATCTCATCCTGGATGACATGGGCGACGAGACCGCGGCCTGGGGACCGTCCATCAACGCGCGCGCCAATGACATCATTGAATTTGACGGCAGCTACTGGACCGTGGCCTTTGAGGCGGCCCAACAGACCACGAACATCGAGTACGTGACCAACATCACCACGGGCATACAGTATCGCTGGACCACCACCGAGTGGGTGAAATCATACGAAGGACTCTATCCCTCGGGAGAATGGAGCCTGGTATTGTAACCGCCGCCGGCGCTTGGTTCTACAGCCTGGACACCGATCGCTATCTCTATCTCATGCGCAACGATGTGAAAAACCCTGGGGCCTGGGGCCTGCCGGGAGGCAAGGTCGATCCAGGCGAGACTTTACTACAAGCATTAGAGCGCGAGTGCGAGGAAGAGATCGGCCAGTGGCCCGAGGTCACTAAACTGGTGCCCGTGGAGCAGTTTACCAGCGCGGACGGACGTTTCGCCTATCATACGTTCCTGGGCGTGGTGGCAGCGGAGTTCCAACCCCGGCTGAACCACGAGCATCTTGGCTATGCCTGGCTGGCGCGCGATCAGTGGCCGCGTCCCATGCACCCGGGCCTGTGGTCCACGGTGAACCTGGCCGAAGTGCGTGCCAAGATCGACAGCGTGGTCGAGCTGATCAGATATCGCAGTAGGTGACGAACTGCCGGATGGGCATGGTGGTGAGGTTGGGCAGATCCAGCCAACCGTCGGGCTGGCCCGCTGGTCCACCCACGCTCACGAACTTCACGCCGGGATAGGCTCGCATGACCTTGATCATGTCGGGCATGACCATGAGGTCGTCCCAGACAGTCTCGCGATTGTAACCGATCAGGAAGATCTCTTCATGCCCGTCGAAACAGGCCAGGTAGCAGGCCAGGGCCTCGTCGGCCAGATAGGGAGAGTAAGGGGTGGGATACAGCCGGTTGGGATGGCCTATCACCATGTTGGCGTTGGAGTAGATGACCGTGGTCTCATCGTAGGCAGTTTCCAGTATGCGGGCCAATCTCTTCCTGTTGGTGCAGGCATAGAAGTCCAGGCGCATGTCCTCCCAGATGTCGCCGGCACTATAGGTCTGCAGGCGTCGACTACCTAACAATCCGCCCTTGTGATTGGCCAAACGCTGGTGTCGGAATCGGTCCTGATCGTATCTGCTGCCGATCACGGCTGCGCGGCCTGACGTGTGATCATTGATGATAAGGTTGGGGATCCACTCTCGGCGTTCCTGTTTCACGCCATTGACCAGGCGCGTCTCCAGGATCACAAACTCACCGTCATAGTCGCGACGGTAGCGAGCTTCCAGCATGGGGATCAGCCGGGGCCGGGCCCACCTGCTGCCTGCCGTTCCGCGCGCTGCGCTTCAAACTCGGCCATGGCAGCGGCATGCGCGGCCACTTCTTCCGGCGTGTAGGCGCGATAGTGCTTGATCTCGGCCACTTCGTCGGCCAAGACTTCAAACGTGGAGTGCGTCAGGCACTCACCACTGGGATCGTACAGCACATGTGGCAGCCAACCGCGGGCGCGCAGGGCCGAGAGATCGTTGGCCTGGGCCAGGGCTTCTAGATCGCTACCGTTGGGAAACTGGCGCGGGCCTTCCGCGATCTGTCCATCCGTGATGCGGCAAAACTTGGGGGCAGAGCCCGGATCGACGGGCAGGTCATAATGGGGCATGATATCTCCTTAAGGCAATGGCTGTTTACTTATCTGCGGCCGGCGCCAACAGCGGCAGCTCCAGCAGGGCCTGCCGTATCTCGTCGAAAGGATGGGTCCAGTGGCCGAACACTCTTTGGCGCCACAGGCGCACGCTGTGGTAATAGGGCGTGCGATCGCCGTCTTGGGCCCACAGGAAGTAGGGCATGACCGGGGTGATCACCCAGGTATCCACACCCATGGCGCCTGACAGGTGCGCCACGCTGGTGCAGGCCGAGATCACGAGATCGCATGAGGCCACCGCTGCCTGGGTGTCTGGCCAGGAGTCCAGGGGCACGGGCCGCACCCAGGGTGGGCACAGCTCGCTGTCCTCGTCCCGCTGGAGCGAGATGAACTCTGCTGCCAGATCCTTGACCGCATGAAACATGAGATCGGCCGGGAATCGCTTGTGATGCTGCGCTTCAAACTGCCGGTTGCCTGCCCAGCGCAGGCCAATCCTGGGTCGCGCACCCCGTATGGTCTTGGGCCGGGCGATGTAGGCCTCGCCTGACAGATCCGCCAGCTCCAGGCCCAGGGGCACCGGGGCCGACATGCCTTGCACCCATGCGTCATGGTACACGCCGTACTCGGCACCGTGCTGGACCACCGCTGACACGCCAGATATCTGGCTCATGAGCGGGACCAGGCTGCCGGTGGCCGACACTATGACCCGGCAGCCGCGCGCGGCCATGACCTGGGCATAGCGCACCTGATGTATCTGGTCGCCCAAGCCGCCTTCCAGGCGCAGCAGGATGGTGCCTTTGGTGCGGCCATCCCAGGGTCCGGTCACCGTGTCCGGGCGCTGATCGCCAAACACGCCCGCACGGCGGCCACGATCCAACAGCTGGTAGCCCTGCTGTATCTGGTCCTGGCGCAGGAGATACCAGCCGCGGTTGTAGGCCGCGCGGTCGTTGTGGGGTTCTTCCCGGGCCAGCTTCTGTGCCAGGCGCCAGCCTTCCACGAAGTCGCCCATGGTGCTGGCCGCCAGCTGGAGATCCAGGTCATGCACGGGCGGCATGGTTCTGGGCACCGGCAGCCAGAACTCGGGCTGGCAGAAATCTATGTAGTGATGGCCCAGCACGTCCCGGGGATCCTGCTGGTGCTGTGGGGCCAGGCGGGGCTGGATGTCGTGCATGCCCGCATAGCCGTGCAGGCCCTCGTCGTCTTCCTTGACCGGCTCCCCGTCGATCTGGGCGAAATCATAGGAGAATGCCGGCAGCTCCAGGAACTCATGTATGCGGGCGAGCTGGCCCTGGGGGTCGCGCACGAGATCGTCGTATTCCACTATCAGGAAGGCGGTGGGATCGTACTGGTATCCGGCCTGCAGGCTGATGTAGGCCGCCCGCAGATGATCGGCCAGCTGGCCCGATCGCATGAACTCGGCCAGATCCGAGGGCTGGGCCACCCTCACGAACGACGCCATGCAGTCGGGTATGCTCCTGACGGTGGCTATGATGCGCGGTGGTCGGCCCAGGACCTGGCGCATGGCCGACATGATGGTGGGTATGGGCCAGCCCCGGCCTTTGTCTATGATGGTGGG